ATTTAACGGTATAGCACCTGTTCCTTTTGCATGAGGATCATCAGGCTGTCCAAATAATTCTTTCTGTAGAATATCACGAGTAGTTTCATTCGATGCACCACCTGCCCATGCTCTAATAGGTCTATCCCATTTCCTGCCTTGCCACCATTTAGGATACAATCCTGTCAAATGATAAGCCAACTCTGCTGCACCACAATAAGACTTACCAATCCTGTTACCAGCCATCAATAGTTTCTGTGCCGCTTTAGCGTTGTGGAATTTTTCTTGGTATTCGTAAGGCTTATAATACTTCAGCTTATTATGATCTTGCCTAAACTGCAGTTCTTTAGCAATCTTGATAGCTTGCTCTACACTCATAGATCTTTCACCACTCTATCCCAAACTTCATCTTGAGTCATCCCCTCTTCACCCTCTTTAACCTTTGTTCTTGAGTCAATCTTATTCGGATCTATTGTTTCTGCCAGTATATATCTATAAACCGTTGTACCACTTCTCTTACCTTCCCACTGAAAATGTAACATTGTGGGCGGTAACTCATACTGTCCTAATATCGTAGGATCAAAATCTGACTTAGTTACTGTCATCTTCTCTACTTAATAGTTCAGTGTCTTGTTGAATCTGTTGAGCAAGTGTAATGACAACTATATCATCTAACTCTCCAGCACCATCAATAATAATCTGAGCAATCTTGTGTATCGCTCTTAACTTAATCTTACAATCCTCAATATTATGCTTCATTTCCAATCCAAAAAAGTAAAGTGTTTTACTACTGGTGACTTGTCACTTATCCCTTACACAGCAACATTATTAGTTTTCTCTAATATATCGTCTTGTTCTACATTTGTAGGAGTAACATCAATTATATTCTGATTTAAGAGCAATTCTAGCTCTTTTTTAAGATCTTCATCCGATTTCTTATCCATCCCAGTAATCTCAATCTGATTAACAGCGTTAAAGCCTGCTCTATCTAATAAATCCTTACACGCCTGTAGCTTAACATTCTGATTACTTGCAGTCTTAGCTAAATGGATAATCCCTGCCAGCCCCAGCGTGGCACTATCTCCGATCAATCTAACAGTTTCATCCTTGATCATATCAGCAAACTTACGCTTCAACTGATACCCCTTCTGTTTAGCAGTAGCCTCACTATAACCTGCCTTAACCGCACAAGCTGCAGCGTTACCTGCATTCTCTGAACCCACATAAAGCCTTATAAACTCTGCTTGTTGGTCGTTACTTACTGTAGTTGCTAGTTCCATGAGGAGATTATAACACAGGTTATAACCCTATTTACCCTCCGATGCGTGAAATGAACCCTATACTATGGTCGCGTGTGTAGTTTTGGGGGGTGGGGTGTCGTTGATGGGGGGTATCAGGCTGGCCAGAACGAAGCAAAGCCGCGCTGCAGCAGTACATATACGATATGCAGCATCCGATCCATAGAATATAAGCAGCGAGAGAGCGAGAAGAGGGAACGGAGTTTTTTCTGGAAGTTCTGGAAGTTCTGGAAGATCTGGCAGGACCAGCAGCAGGATCAGCTACTAGATAGGTTGTATTACTGTATAGGATAGAGGAACAATACAGGGTGCATCCGATCCAACACTTTAAGGTGCGCGATCCGCAGCCGCAGCAGTAAACAGATCAAAATGATAATATCATTGTAAATGCAGCTGTATCAAGCTATTCAAAGGTAAATAGAAAATACTTTGTAAATAGTTCTACATTTGTAGAAGTTCTGTGTTTATAATATGACCATAGATCAGCAGGATGGATCTATATTAGAAAACTTTAATATAACAACGGAGCGATGATATGACAAACAGACACACACGATATGAAGCTGGCAAAATGAATCACTGGGAAGAAGAAGTTTATAGATGGCAGTACAAGGGGCGCGGCAGTCATTTTGACATGCAGCTAGTGATCTTATACGCTAAAGCAGATACAAGCAACCGCAGAAGAATAGCGGCTGGCTTTCCAGAGCTTGCTGCAGCTTATAATGATTGGTTCGAGAGCAAAGGCGTTTTCACTTTAGAGGAGAGAGCATAATGCAAGTATATCAAACAAACTTAATGGATCGAGCTGCAGCGGATGATTTTGCATCTTGGTTCGATAGCGAGATCGGCACAGAGTTCGAGATCAGTGTAGTTGATCAGCAGCATTATGTTATGGGTTATGATCTGCTACCGCAAGAGATCGGCCTTTGCAGGGCTTATGAGCAGGGCAAAGATTATCCGGATTATAACTATCCAGATGCGCGAGATCTGGAGCTGGGCAGAGTTGATAGCAAAGGCTGGAAGCCAGAGATCCAGCGCGAGATCCATTTGCGCGATTTTGGGAGAGAGCATAATGCTATATAACTATATAATTTTTGGTTTGTTTGCTGCGGTTGCAGTGATCAGCGGCATGATCGTATTGATCGGCAGCGTGTTTATGATCGTGGGCGGCTAAATGCTTGATACGATATTAAACTGGCTTACGGCCTTAGTTGTATCCCTTGTATTTTGGGGATGTATTATTTTAATGATAGTAGGAGATTTTCAATAGTGGAAAAATTAACAACAGCAGTGATCGAGCAGCTTGGCGGTCGCGATGAGAATACAGATCAGACCATGCGCGATATTATGAATCATGGAGCTGATGGGGGCTTTAGCGGCTTTATTTATTATTCTGATACAGTAGAATTTTATAATCAAAATAAAGATCTGATTATCGAGCGGCTGGAAGAGCTGGCCGAAGATCTAGGATCTGGCAGCGTGATGCTGCTAGTTAAATCTTTTAGATGCGCTCAGGATCTTACAGACGAAGAAATCGGCCGAACGCTTTACGGATCAGAGCCGGATCAGATGGCAGCGAATTGCTTGGCTTGGTTTGCAGCCGAAGAGGTTGCAATGGCAGAGGCTAACACATGAGCGGCTGGAGCTGGGAAGATAAAGGCTGGACCTGCTGCATTTGCGGAGAGGGTTTTACCGGTTACGGCAATAATCCTGATCCAGTGATCGGCACATTTGATCTGCATACAGGCGAAGAGATTACAGATATAAATGGCCAGCCGCTGCAATGCTGCAACGCTTGCAATTATAGCGAAGTTATACCAGCAAGGATCAAGCAGCTTGAACAAGATCTGGCCGAAGATCCGCAGCCAGAAGATCCGCAGCTGCAGCGAAGAGATGCAATAAATAAAATCTATGATCAAGCGGAGCGGATCGAAGCTTTAAATACCGAATGGATAGAGCCGGAACAGGCCGATATAGAGGCGAACGGTTGGCTGGTTGATCAATGACAAGGGCAGCCGGTTTTAATCGCTAGAATCGGCTTATTTTTACGCTTGCAGGATCTGGATCAGTGAAAATCTGGCCGGATCTGAGAGCAGTTTTTTTTAATTTTTTTTGGATCAACATGAATAATTTAAAACTAGGGAAGTTATCGGAAGAATTTAATATTTATGCAATGATGCTAGAAGAATTAGAAAAGGTTGTTTTTATGCATGATACGGACTTGCTGGTTCGTATTGATTGGAGTGATCTTAATGATGGATGGGAAGTTTTAGTCTATCGTGAAACGACCAGAGATAATATCTGGTTATATGAAGAGCTGGATCGAGCTATCGTAAAAGGCGATGCTATAGATGCAGTATTATTTTTTAATAAAAACGGAGCGAGAAAATGGGAAGAAGTGTAGATTATTTGACTAATGCAGATGCAGTAGTTTATGAAGATGTATCAAAAATGGGATGGTATAAAGCGTGTACTGAAGATTGCGCTATGCAGCTTGAAGATGTTTGTGATGATTGCGGTGCAGATATATCAAAGGTTGAACCAGAATACTGTGAAATGGCTGGGCAGGATGAATGGGATTGGTGGTTAAGAGATATATCAGAGATGATCATGCAGAGATTCCCATCCATAGAAGATTCGGATAGATGGGATCATAGGTATCATGGCCAGAGCGAAACAAGGATATTTTTAGAGAATAGATTTGTAGAAGTTGGCGTAAGTGAATACATGGGATTGGCCAGTATATCATGCAGAGTACATGCAAGCTTGCACGATGATATTTATCCAGAAGATAATAGCTTATTGCCGCTTGCAGAGAGATTTGTAGATAATTTTAGCGACTGGATGAAGAAAAATCTGGGAAGCTATCGTAAAGTTGCAACATTTTCAAATGGAGAGTCTATTTATGAGCAAGCTTAACAAAATAAGAGATCTGAAATTTATCTGGACATACGAAGATTATCTGGATGTTATGGATCTATCAGATTCTGCTGTTAATCAGAAAAACTGGCTGCATTTAATTGCAGTTATACATAATAGCTGGAGTGAGTACATTGACGATGAAATACGCGGAACTATAAGAGATGCACATGCAGATGAATTTGGGAGTAAAAAATGATTGCAGGGATAGATGTTTTTAATGTTTTACTAGGGATAGGTATTTTATATCTAGCATGGTTGTTATTTATGATCTTGGGAGATGGTAAATGACTATTGAAGAGAGGCAAAAAGAAGCGTGGCTGGCTTACATGAGCGCAGACAAGTACAAAGCTGAATACTATCTGTTTAAATACTTAAAGCTATTGACAAAAGAAGATCTGGCAGAGCTGATGCAGGGATTTGAAAGTACACATGGTTATTTGATACAAAAATGATGGATTCGATATTGATATTTATCGGATTTTTAACTAAATTGATGATACTAGGGATGTTATTTATAATCCCTATTGTTTGCATTATATGGGATAAAAAAAATGATAGAAAACGAAAAGCTAATAGACTTTATGATAAAAAATAAACTGAGTGTGAATGATGTTGCAGCCATGACTAAACGGAAAAGAAAAACCGTTCTGGCTTGGCGCAGCAACAGAATACCGCCCACTTGGGTTTTACCACTTATCTCAGCTAAATTAAAAGTTAGGAAGTTTGGTTAAAAACTCTGGAAGTTTTGGCAAAGGTTGTATTTTTTACAGCCTTTGTTTCACATAATCAAACCAACCATCCAGCCTAAATGTTAAGGTTTTTTCTAGATCTTGCATATTGCAATCACCAAAGGTATTTAATGTATGCCTAAAGCTCATGACTATTTGCCACTTCTGGTTATCAATCCTATAAGCAAGTAAAGGTATCATATTAACAGCCACTGCATTCTCTACAGTTTGTTTCCACCATCCAGATATGTTTGGTTTCTTAGCCCTCTTAACTTCAATAGCATAATCCATTAGATCTAGATCATGGCCGCTATCTCTAGTTTGTTCAATCCTACGCTTGCACTCTATACCCAGATTATCTTCAATTAACTTAGCAAACTCACGCTCGCCCACTTGTCCTTTAGTTCTTTGCATTTTACCCATTTAAAGCCCCCTTTACGATTTCTAATAATTCTAATTCAGTTCCGTATCGCTTTTCAAACTCTTTAGCACCTCTATGATAAGCAGTACCCCAATCACCAGTCCTGTGATGTGTCGGACATAGTGGGATAATATCGTAGTTTGATGCTCTCTGGCTCATTCCCGATCCAGTACGAATATGGTGTATTTCAGCTGGTGTGTCTGGAAATCCTAATTGATGACAACAAATGCAGCCTAGATCGGCTACCCTGTTCATGTATTCCTTTTCTGGTTTAGTGGCCATATCGCTTTGCTTCACGTTGATCGGCATAGATACGAGCCTTCCAGCCCTCAAATTGCCACTCCGCCATCTTACACTCCCCACGCATTGCCTCTTCTTGTTCTACTGCTACTTTAATACCTTCTAGCAATTTAATATACCGATCATCTGCTCTTGCTTCACGATCCTGTGCTGCAACAGAAGTATGACCAGCTCCCATGTATTCTTTTTGTAGTATAGCAAGTAATGACTTACGATAATGCTCTAAATAAACATGCTCTGATTTTGCTTTAGAGTATTCAACCCACTTATCTCTTATCTCTTGTTGTTTTAGTTCTTTAAAATCTTCACTCATTATGCTACCTCAGTTATAGTTACTTGATCAGTTCCAAATACATCCATAAGCTTGGTAATGCCCTGATGAAATTCAGGATTGGTTTCTTTTACTTTTTCTAAAGTTAGCTTACGATCCTTAACTATATAGTCTAGCCAATCTTCACCTACCACTGGCGGCAGTTTGACTGTAGCTTCTATACCTTTACGCACTAATCTCTCAGCTAGAGTGTATGCAGCTCTCTGGCCGCAGTATGATTTATCATTATCTCCGTATATATCTACCTTCTTAACAATATCTGGCAAATCTAGTGCTGCTAGGTTTTGTGCATTCAATGAAGATAACACTGGAAGTTCTGTTAAATCTCGCACTGCAAGCGCAGTTTCAATGCCTTCTGCAACAGCTATGTGTTCTTCAACAGGATAAAGCTCTACATACCCACCTTTTATCGGATATACCGGTGTCATTATTTTCTTAGGCGCAGAACACTTTAACTTTTGCTGCCTATGAGTATAAGTTAGATGATAAGTTAAGCCTCTACCGTTCTTATCTGTTACCAGTGATACAAGTGTTGGGAAAGTTCCAGTCTTAATACCTTCTTCAAAATAATACAGATCTGCTTCTTTTAACGAATCTGGTATCGAGTTTATTCCACGACTATTCAAATATACAACCAGATCTGAATCACTACTGATCGGCCTTGATGATTGTGCTATCTTTTTTAAACCATATCTCGGATCTTTTTTCTTTACTACCACCTTTTTACACTCCCCTATTATTAACCTAATTTCCTTTGCAGCTCTGGCAAAATTCCATCCAAACATTTTCTGTATGAATTGAAAGCCATCCCCTGATCCACACTTTCCGCAGATATAAGTTCCATTACCCTCTCTATTATCAAACCTATACCTATTCTTACCACCACAGAACGGACATGGTGCATGTTTGTTTTGTAAATGCCTTACATCAACCCCCAATCCAACAAGAATATCTACCCATCTACCTCTGGTTTGATCACTAATCATGCTATTCTCCTTTTAGAATGACGGATATTCATGTGAGTTATCCAAGATAGACATTCTGCTGATGGTTCTTTTATAGAATGGCCTTGTAATACTTTGTCTGGCTTATGACCAAACTTAGCAATGAATTTATGATAAACCCAGCCTTGCTTATAGTCCTTGATCTCAGCATAGCTGCGAAACATTGAATACCATAAGTGCTTCTCTTCAGATGTGTAGATTTTCTTTTTTGCTTTGCGAGAGTTCTTATCAACTTCACCTAGATCACCATCGCCCACGATCAATGCCCTACCTTTTTTGATATGCACTGCACCGCAAGATGGACAGGCTCTTAGTTTTTCATAGACATTGAAACATTTTTCACAAGTGATTGGTTTTGTTTCACGCTTTGTTTCACGCTTTTTCCTTTCCTGAATTTTCTTTTTAGGATCTAAATCCCATTCAAATTCATCTTCAACAAACCCATGATCATATACTGCACCAGAATGATCAATAATTAGAGCCTCATCCTTGCCTTCCATCGGTCTTAGAACGCGACCTACCATTTGTAAATACAAACCCAATGATTTTGTAGGTCTAGCGAGTACACAGACTTCAGCAGATGGACAATCCCACCCCTCGGTTAGAACAAGGCAATTACATAGTACCTGAATTTCACCACTCTCAAGCTGCTTTAATGTTAAATCCCTCTCTTCTGACGGAGTTTCACCATCTATATGGCCTGCTTTAATTCCTGCAGCTTCAAAAGATTCTTTAAGATTTATGGAATGTTGCACTGAAGATGCAAATACTACCGCTTTTTTCTTAGGTGCTATTCTTATAAAGTTAGTTACTATATCTCCGATCAACTCCCCAGTGTCCATTCTAGATGCTAACTGTTTAGAATTGTAATCACCTGCTACTAACTTAACACCTTTTAGATCTGGGATTGATGGCGCAAAGTATCTGGCCGGCACTAGATGGCCTTTTGATATTAGGTATTTAATAGATGGAGCGCAAACCATATCTGAATATACATGACCTAGCCCTAATCCATCTCCCCTACAAGGTGTTGCTGTTAAACCTATGATAAAACTCTTATCATATTTATCTATTATCTTTCGATATGTATTTGACAACGATCTATGGCATTCATCAATGATAACTATATCTGCTTCAGGTAATCTCATTCTGTTAGATGTGATTGCTCTAGCTCTTAATGTATCTACTGAAGCTACCTGAACACTGTGCCAGCTCTGGGTATCTTGACCAGCCATAATGATGCCATGATCTATACCAAATACTGATAGCTTATCAGAACACTGAGCTATTAACTCTCTTCTATGTGCTAGGAATAAAACCCTTTTGCCTTTCTTAACAGCTCGCTGAACTATGGATGAAGCCATAACGGTTTTTCCACTTCCGGTTGCTGATTGAAGTATGACTTTTCTATTTCCCGATCCATGAGAAGAGAGTAGTCCTTCTATGGCCTGTTCTTGATATATTCTTAACTGCATATAATCGCTCCTATTTAATGTTATTCAACGGTGAAGATCCTGAGTGAATTTCAGACGAATTTACCCAAGGCCGCCTTATCAAAAGACTAGCCTAAGTACGCCCGATTATTCAACGGAGTTAGTCCATCGTTTATTCAGTACCAGATTACAATTAGCTGCTCTGGCTGGTGTAATTACGACACTAATGCCGCCCCCTGCGCTTACACCTGCTTTGTTTGATCTATACAGCCAAGGATAAAATCCAATATAACTGTGAAACTACAAAGCCCTTACTAGCGCGTTAAAAAGCAGATTTAGGGGTTTCCCTTTAGTTTTAATTGAGTGGGTGAATCAGATGATCGACTTATCTCAATACTGCCTATTTAGATTTCAAATATACCAAGAAATTAAAACAAATGTAAAGTATTTTTAAAAAAAGTTTGACAATGTAGAAAAAGGATATATAATTGGCAACCATGAAGCGGATCGCTCCGTTCTAGACTATTCAATACTGCCTTGTCTTGAAACAGTCTTAAAAGCCCTTGAGTAGCAAAATCTACCAAGGGCTTTTTCTTTATTTAAGATCTGGTCTTATCTGACTAAACGAAAAATCTCCCCAAGCTACAATTTTCCAAGCATTACCCTCTGGTATAGCTACAGATCTAGATCTCCACATTCTTATAGCTTCTGGAGTTATGTCTAATCTATTAGCAAAATCTACAGCTCCACCATAATAATCTATAATAGAATCCCTAGCATTTCTGGCTTCATCGTAGGCCTGTATATATTCCATAGTCATTTTTTTCATGGAGTTAGTATAACAGATGTTATATAAGTACGCAAGTGTTCTATAGTGTTCTATAGCGATCTATAGTGATCTATAGTTATACCATTTAAGAGGGTTTATTAATTTGAGAATTTAGGTTGCTATTTAAAATAACACCTGTTATACTGAAGTTCTCTTAACAACAAAAAAAGGAGTTATCTATGGCAACAGCCAAGAAGAAAGACGTATTTAGTGTTTTAGATAAAATAGATGCTAACGAATACAAAAGATCAAAAGGAAAATTATCATATCTATCATGGACTGATGCACTAACAGGTGTACTTAGAATCTATCCTGATATGACATGGAATGTTCATGAGTTCCCTATGATGCAGGGTGTCTTTGAAGTTCACGATACATACAGTAATGATGGTGATGGTACTGCTATCAAGATGTCTGATACATTTAAAGTAGGTACTAAGGCCAACACTGACATATTAGTACCGTTCCTAAGAGATCAGTCTGGTTGTTATGTTAAAGTTTCAGTAACAATACAAGGCCTAGATCGTACTGAGATACTGCCAGTCCTTAATCATGTTAATAAACCTATACCAAACCCTAACTCATTTGAGATCAATACATCTATTAAACGCTGCCTTGCTAAATGCCTCGCACTTCATGGATTGGGTCTGTATATCTACAGGGGTGAGGATTTACCGTTTGAAGATGAAGAGCCGGTAAAGAAGCCAACTAAAAAACCTAAAGTAACTGAGGTTAAGAAGTGAGCGATCTAGTCTGGGAAAAGATATTTAATCTTGAAAAGCAGGTTGAGTATTTACACAAGTTTCAAAAAGAACAGACCAAGATTAACAGCAACCTAATAAGAACAATTAAAAAAATAGAGGAGAAGAATGAAAAAAACTAATTTAAGATTTATACCAGATAAGGATCTGCCACAAGGCAGTGATGAATGGCTGAAAGTTAGATCATGTTACGGTATGGCCTCTGAAGTACCTGCAGCACTATCTAAATCACCTTGGATGCCAGCTACACCTTTACAGCTTTATGAAGTAAAAAATGGCACTAGAGTTATTGAAGTAAACGAAGCTATGCTTAGAGGTACTAGACTAGAGCCTGCAGCTAGAGCTGCGCTAGAGTTAAACATGGAGATCTCTTTTGATCCAGTAGTAGTTACCTGTGAGATAGATGGCATCCCTATTGGTGCATCCCTTGATGGCTGGAATGAAAAAGAATCTATTGTAGCTGAGATCAAAGTACCCATGAAAGGTGAAGAATCTACACTTTGGGAAGCTTTAGTGAAAGGTAATGATATTCCAGATCAATATGATTATCAGACTCAACAGCAGCTGTTAGTTACTGGAGCTGATAGATTAGTATTCTGGGTATATGATCACAACACTAACTCTGCGGTCATGCAGATGATTAAGTCCGATCCAGAAAAACAAAGTGAAATATTAAAAGCATGGAAGTCTTTTTGGGAATACATGAAAAAAGGCGAAGCTCCACCAGTATCTGATAAGGATGTTGTAGAGAGAGATGATGCTCAGTGGCTTTATGCTGCAAACGAATGGAAAAACATACACGCTAAGATGGATGAGTTAAAGAAGCGTGAAAAAGAACTACGCGATGAATTGATTGAGTTAGCAGATAACCAATCATCAAGCGGTGGTGGAGTAAGGTTAAAACGATCAGAGGGTAAGGGGCGTATATCGTATGCCAAAATCCCTGAGTTAAAGGATGTAGATCTGGAAACCTATCGTGGAAAACCTATTGTTAAATACTATATAACGGAGCTAAAAAAATGAGCGATTATGACAACACAAACAGCGGTGTATTATTCTTAAACAAAACTAAAGAATCGGAAAGACATCCGGACTTTGGTGGAACGATCAATATCAACGGAGTGGATCACTTCTTGAGTGCATGGAAAAAGACATCCCAGAGTAGTGGAGATAAGTTTCTCTCACTATCTATCGGCAAAGCTAAAGATAAACAATCTAATACTGGTGGTGAAAATAAATCAGCACCAGTATCGCCAGAGGGTGATGACATCTGGTAAAGTATGCAAAAAGCATTTAATCGTAGAAATGTTCGGGGTTCATCTCCTCAAGATTATCACCTCGTTAGTATAAAGAGACGCGCGAGTCGTGGGCGTTACCCACAACCAAATTTAATAAGGAAATAAGATGAATGATGAACAGCCTTGGAAACAATTAATAAACCACGTAGCACGATTAGATGATACTGTTACTAGGTTGACATTAGAGGTAGCTAAGTTAAAAGAAGAACCTCCTCTAAATTTCTGGCAGAAGAAAGACAGGATCAGATCCTTGTTGGAAAAGATGCGACTACACGACAAGGTGTGTTCAAGTTTTAATAAGGTTAATAAGGAGAAGGAAGATGAATAAATCAGAGATTATGAGAGTGTTACTTTGTTTGTCACGCATTGAAGGTAAGGTTGCTATGGACTTAGATGACTACCTGAGTGATGAGCTAACTGAGGTTGTTGATATGTTGGCTAAGAAGATACTAAGGGAGAATAAGCCGTAATTAAACCGAGTCGAAATCGACCCCTTTACTTAGTCAAGGAACAATTACAGTCGCAAGGCTTATCTTGTCCTTGCATCATTGTACTACCCATCATCATTGCCTTACTTGGCATCTGCATCATTTGTCCAAAAAAGGCTAAAGATGATACAGTTATCGTAATACCTATTAAAAACGCTGTTATTGAACATTTATTCATACTTTCATCCTCGGGTCTTTAACCATAGTTTAAGATTAAGACTAGCATTAAAACTACGAATAAACTAATCTGTAGTTCTATCTTCATTGCTTCATCCTATGTTGAACATAACGCCATGCAGGTGTCTTTTCAGTTCCAAAGTTTACTTTAATCATCGACCTTTAGCCAAACTTGAACCAAAATACATCTCAACAATTAGTGATGTCCATTCAAAGA